GATGATTGGATCCACAAGTTTATTCATGTGAGAGACACCTTTGACGATGTATTCTTTCCCAACAAAAACAGTTAGACTACTCACCCTCTGTTTGGTTTTGGGTGGTTGCGAGTCTTTTGACTCATTGCCATCATTATTTTCTAAGGAACCAGAAACCAAAAAGGTACCAGAAGCAACACAATTGGTTGCTACTGAACCAGAGATGTCCTCTTATACACAACTGAAGTTTGATGTTCCATGTGGACCTACGAACCTTATAGAACCGGTGTTGACTGAAACGAAACAACAACTCCTTATTACCGAGGCATCTGCAAGCAACCAACAGGGTACAACGGGCCGATTCAAAACGTGGTTACACCCAAATAACGGAGAGTGGTCTTTGACCTTTGATTCACTTAATGGTCTATCGTGTTTAATATCTGAAGGCACCGACTATAAACTGTCTGGGGCATTTTTAAACGACTATCTCGGTAACGTAGAGTCCTCACCAGTGTATCCCGACCCCAAGGATGAAGATGAGTTGAAATCGTTTGTATGTGGGCATGTTGATAAGGTCTTCCTTTTCCATAACACATGGATGGAGAGTTATAAAAATGCAGAAGGTATGGACGAAACCCTACAGGAAATCTTTGTTGAGATGCACAAAGAGTATATGTATAATCTCTACAACAAGGGCACATTGTTTGATTGTTATAATGAACCCTTGCCAAATGAATGAGTATGTGTTATAAATATAAGTATCTGATGATGATAGAAGATCATTATGACGATCAGGACATGGGTGCAATTCCCATTGCCTCCACCAAAAGGAGATTAGTTAGGTGGAATAATTTATCTAATCTTTTTTTGATGGGGGCAAAGCGTAAGCTAGGTTCGACTGATGTTAGAAAGTTTTCAGGAGTTAGATGGTATGACAGCCTTATATGTCAATTATAAATGCAGAGGACAACTTTGCAATTGCTGCGTAAATGTACGTAAGCGGTGTCTTGGGGGAGATACATGGCAACAGAAATCTCTCCCACTCATAACGTCAACAACTATGTCGGCAAAAGATGTCAAATAATAAATTAGTTTTTGTTTATGCTCTTTTGGTTATGTTGTTTTATGTTGCAGGTTGGATAAGCGGTTATATATCTGCGAAACAGGAGTTCAATCAAGTAGAACCTGAACCAGTCACATATAGTGAACCTATAGTTCATTCTGCACCACTCATCAAAGTTACATCATTTCCCTTACGGGAAACACTTCCAAATGTCAATTTTAACGATGAACAGAAATCATGTCTTGCTTTGAATGTGTATCACGAAGCAAAAAACCAATCCGCAAATGGTCAAAGGGCTGTGGCATTTGTGACACTCAACCGTGTCGTGGATAAAAACTTCCCCAATAACATATGTGATGTGGTTAAACAAGCACGTACATGGCGTGGGAAACTTATTAAATGGAAGTGTTCCTTCACTTGGTGGTGTGACGGTAAGAACGACACACCCAGAGAAGTGGAGGCATGGGCTAAGGCACAACACATTTCTGAAGAAATACTACATACATATTATGTAACGAAGGATATCACTCAAGGTGCTAGATGGTATCACGCTGCATATGTGAAACCTTTATGGTCGAAAATGTATACTCAAACTACTCGTATAGGTGACCATATTTTTTATAGATAAGGAGTGAAGTTATTATGACTACGACTGAATTAATTGTGAGTGATGATGTGATGTACTGTGTGACAGTATATGAAAAACCATTCAAATACTCCTCTTACCACGTAAGGGGCAAAAGTAGATATAAACGTTTTGTTCAAAAATTGCAAGAACGAGGCTATATGTTTACTTCCGCATGGGGAACCGGTGATGAATAAGCAAGGTAAAGTATGGGGTTCCACGAAATGCTTACTCCAGAACTCTCTGGTAGAGTTCCACGTAATTGAAATCAACGATGGTGGGTTCTGTTCAATGCACTGTCACAAGCACAAGTGGAATGCCTTTTATGTGTTTAAGGGTAAGCTGGAGATTGTAACTAAGAAGAACGACTACGACCTGGTTGACAGGACGTTCTTGACTGATGGTGACTTTACGTTGGTCAGACCAAACGAGTACCACCAGTTTCATGCTCACTTGCCAACGTCAGCATGTGAGTTGTATTTCCCAGAAGGCCTTTCAGAAGATATTGTGCGTGATTCCGTGGGTGGTATGGTTGCAGGGAAACCTCACCAACCCAAGAGAACCGTAATGCGGAGTTCTGGAGATGGTTGAGGAGTTACTCAAAATACAGTCAGTCAAGGAGTTCTCTAAAATGATTGAAGCCCATGTGTTGCAGAAACGGTGCAACCATATAGATGCGATAGTAGACCATTGTGAAAAAACCGGTTTGGAATTTGAAACTGCTGCGAAGTTGGTCAACAAGAAGATCAAGGAAAAACTCAAGATTGAAGCAGAGGGTCTGAAGCTCTTGTGAGATGACACCCTTTGAAACATATCAACTTTATAATGCATTAAGACTACACTTTACGACCAAGTATGACTTTTTTAAGTATGGTGGTCGGACTAGAGTGACAAAGGAATCGTTTGATAGGAGTAAACACCGGTTCCAGTTTGTTGGGTTGAACAGGAAATATGGTGACAACATCAAGGATTTTCTGGTTGCCAATTTCGTTGAGGACCAGATTAAGTGGGTAGGTAATTTGGATGAAAAGAATTATGAAAAATGGCGCAACAAACAAGAGAAACTTGCCTACATATTCCAGATGGATTGTGAAGTTATTAAACAATATGGTTCTGAAAAGGGTATGTCATTTGATGAATTTTTCAAGTCTAAAGACCAACAGCACCCCCTACTTCTCAAATTATACTACCAACAAAAGATTACTCTTGAGACATTAGTGATCATCAATAAGCTATTGTCATTCGCCCACCAATGGGATGAACAATTAAACCACGATGTTCTATGGAACGATACACAAAGGAGAATGCTAAAATATGAACCTTTCTTAAAAATCAATAAAAAACAATTTAAATCGTTAATGAAGGAGACTTTCAAATGTTAGAAGATATCGACCAGAAGATGACTAGATTAGAGTTTGCGGAGCGAAGAATGGGTGAAGTTGAGGAGAAATTAAGCCTTGTGAGAAAGGAAAACAACACATTAAAGAGTCAAATAGACGAATTAAGACAGAAGTTGGTCAATGCCGAAGAAGCATTGTATTTTGTTGATGAAGGACGTTTTAGAACACACATGACTAACGATGATATGTTTTGATATGATACAAAAATTGAAATTACATTGGTTTTGGCATAACGCACTAATGGAATGGATTGTAACAAAGGTGTCTAGATTGAATTGTTATCTGTGGCAAAAACGTTGGGGAAAACGTTAAAAAACTGCTTGCCATATCATAGTAAGTGCGATATACTATAATTAGTTGAAGTCTATATAAAGGAGAAAGAGATGAAGACGCTTATGCCAGCATTGGCATTATCCCTTGTTGTAGGAATGTCACCTGTCTATGCAAATGAGTTGCTTGTAGGTACAGTTCCAACAACTGGAACACCAACCGGAACACTTGTTGTGGATGAAACTACTCCGGTAGTCCCTACAACGCCCGTAGAGAAAACTACTCCAACGGTCTCAGGTCCACCTACAGATGTGGATGAGAGTATCCAGCGGTTAGCAGAGTTACTTAAGCAAGCTGTTGATGTATATGGTAGAGAATTGCCATATGTTATGGAGCAGTTGAATAATAGGTTTGAGGATGCTCTCAGAGAAGTTGAGAAGGTGCAAAAAACCAGAACTCTTTCAAGGGTCTATAACCTAGGTCCCGGAACCGAATCGCTAGACAATAACTAGCAAATATCTCAAATTAGTAGTTGCCAATTATACGCCAATAGTGTATAATTGGTTACTTATATTGTGAATACTTTGCATATTTTAAATACTAGGAATAAAAGGAAATACAGATGAATAATACATTTACCCAATTGAAGAAAAGAAAAGACTCCTTGGATAAACTCAAGGAGGAAGTCGCAAAAAACAAGGTCACTTTCCAGAAGGATGAACGTCTATGGGCACCAACGAAGGATAAGGTTGGTAACGGTAGTGCGGTCATCAGGTTCTTACCTGCACCGTCTGGTGAGGAAGTTCCTTGGGTCAGGATTTGGGAACACGGGTTCAAGGGTCCGGGCGGATGGTATATTGAGAATAGCTTGACGACCATCGGTAAGGACGACCCCGTTTCAAAATACAACACCCAGTTGTGGAACACAGAAGTCAAGGCTAACCAGGATATTGCGAGAAATCAAAAACGCAGACTCAAGTATGTCTCAAACGTTTATGTTGTGAAAGACCCAGGCAACTCTGATAACGAAGGTAAGGTCTTCCTCTACAGGTATGGTAAGAGGATTTTCGACAAGTTAAACGATGCCATGTTCCCTGAGTTTGACGATGAGACCGCTTTCGACCCCTTTGACCTATGGACAGGTGCCAACTTCCGTCTTAAGGTTAAGAAGGGTGATGGTGGATGGCCAAACTATGATAAGTCTGAGTTGGACCAACCAAAGGCACTGAAGAAGGACGATGAGGAGCTTGAGGAGATTTGGAATAAGGAATATTCCTTACAGGAGTTCCTAGACCCATCTAACTTTAAGACGTATGAGGAATTGGAGACTAAACTCAATAGAGTGTTAGGTAATGTTGCGGGTGGTCCGCCTATCACGGAGCAAGAAGAAATTCCGTATAGTCCAACGACCACACAACCAGAACCATCTCCGACCGTAGACTCTAACCCATTTGATAGTGACGATACTACTGATGATGATACAATGGGATTTTTTGAGAAACTAGGTCAGGAAGATGACGAAAGTGATGATTAGTTCTCCTCTAATATAAAAATCATCACTTTGACTTGACCCCAGGATTTCTTATTCTCCTGGGGTCTTTTTTATGAATAAGCAGTACTTGTTGTTGGAACTAACCCGACTGCACTCGAACTGCCGATGGCAGGATATGCTGGGTGTGGCATAGCAACACTACCTCCACCTTGAGTAGACCTACTAGATGCGTCTGTAATTGTATCACCTTGAGAGTTGTCGGTATAGATATTGTTTACTATTGTACCAGCAGCTGCACCATCGCCCTTAATCGCTTGTATTGTTTCATTTAGTTCTACAAGTTTAAGTAAAGTGTCGTTTAAGGTTTGTTTCTCATCTTCCTTTATGTCAATCATCATGTTGGGGATTAACATACGTTTGGTAGCATCAACCGAGGACCCCAGAATGCCACTTTCTTCAGATATGAGTTCATCTACAATAGGAGTGATTGCATTGGGTCCTTTTGTCCTAGCGTTTATCAAATTCCGAATTAGAGTTTCATCTCCTTCTTTCCAAGTTTCAACATCAAGCATTGCTTTCAAAGTATTATTATCTAATGTAGCTAATTTGTCGTAATCATCAATGTCTCCTTTGCCCCATCCAACATCAATAATGCCAGACTTCTCGGCTTCCTTAACAAGGGCCCGTCTGGGATCAATTCGGCCGAATTCGTTGCCTTTCCAAATGTTGCCGCTTCCAGGGCTGTATGTACCCATTACTGTGCCATCATTACCAGTAGCTGCTTCTGCATCTGCAATATCTTTGGCCGCAAGAGCAACATCCATTGCAACACTACCAGCCGTACCAATACCAGGAAAGTTTCCCATAGTACCTGAAGCAACTTCCATACCGGCACCTGTGAAATCACCTTTTGCTAATCTCTCTAAACCAAGTCCTAAACCTGCAACAAATGCAATTCCCGGTATCTTCTTAAGAGCTGATTTAAGGACCGATTTACCCGCTACTTTCGCAACGGTTTTTGTTTGTGATTTAGCAGCAGCTTCAACAACTTCTTTAGCAACTATTTTTGCACTACTTTTACCAGCAGCACTTGTAGCAGCAGTAGCACCCATCTGTGAAGCAACACTCGCAACCTTAGGAGCTACTTTAGTAGCACCCATCTGTGAAGCAACACTCGCAACCTTAGGAGCTACTTT